CTTACTTACAGCTAACCGATACTCCGACAAGTTATACAGGAGCTTCAAATAAATTACAGGGAGTTAATTCAGGCGAAACAGCACTAGAACATAAAGCGGTAACAGCCACTGTTGCAGGAACGCTAAATATTCCCACAGGTCAACAATACCAAATAAATAGTGGTTCTATTATTGTTGATGCTATAAATGATGCAGTAACTACAACCGCACCTAGTCAAAATGCAGTATATGATGGATTGGCAGGGAAAGAAGCTGCAAACGCTAATATTCAAAGTCACATATCAGGCGATGCGGATTTAAGTGCAACGAACGAACTTATAAGTACATTCAGTTATGTAGGAAGTACTTTAACAGTTGCTGAAAATGGCACAAATACAAAGACTGTAACAATAACGGCAAGTAGTGGAACTGCTGAAATATGGACAGCATTAACAGGAACCTATGCGAGTGCTACGACATTTACTTTTACCGGAACCGACAAAGATGTTGGGTTGCTTGAAATGAGTTTGTTCACTTGTACCGATGCAGCGGGAACTACTAGGCGTATAGGCTACGTTAAAACAGCTACCAATGCAAGCGGAACGATTACAGCCAATGTGATTACCGATACTAATTTGGTAAGTGGAGATAAGGATTTTAAAGTAGCCTATAATCGAAAGGCTACTGATTATATGAGGTTGGTTACCATTCCGGGCGAATGTATTGCCGATGCTTCATATTCTCAGGGTATGTTTTACGCTGACATTCAAACCAACAGTTATTTATTGCCCTGTGATTTTAGCGTATTAACATCAGCAGCCGGAACTGGAGCAGCTTTAACGGTCAATATTTACAAGAATACAACCGCTTTGTTTAGTTCTGCTCCCGATATGACTACCAACACAGTACTGCGAACACAGCGACCAACAACGAACACAATTACAGCAGCCGAAACGGTTAGTTTAAGATTAATGAGTTCGGCAGGCGCAACAAATAAAGCCGCTGATTTTCAGGCTAAATTATACATCATACCAACATCAATTTTTACGGCTTTTTAACATGAAAAAACTACTTTTTATATTGATACTGTTTTGCTCATTTCAAGGATTTGGGCAGACTACTGTGGCGAAAGTCTTCTGGAGACTAAACGGAAACTCAAACGATGCGAGTGGAAATGGGAATAATGGTACTGATACTGATATAAGTTATTCTCAGGCTTACGGAAGATTAAATCAAGGGGCTTTTTTAAATGGGAATACATCTAGTATTAAAATTTTTTCAGATTTAAATATCCCATCAAATTCTCCATTCACAATATTTTTAAACATAAAACTAACGTCGCTTCCAGCACTAGGAACACTAGATACTTATGCTGTAAAGTTTATAGCAGATAATACCTCTCCATACACAGGTTCATTGTTTTATATAAGATATCATAATAATGGCGGTACTTATAATTTAAGATATGAGGGACAAATTTCCACAGGATTATCAAGCTATTTTTATCCAATTACATTAAATGTTGGAGTTTGGTATTCTTTGGCTATTTCATTTGATGGAAATAACGTATTAAAAGCATATTTTAATGGCGTATATAAAGGTTCATCTAATCCTGCGAACAATTTAAATTTAACAGGAACAACACAGTTTTCAATTGGCGTAGACCATAATGGCAGTCATTATAACTATGGAAGTATTGATGAAGTAATAGTAGACAACACGGTTTGGTCACCTGCCAAAGTAAAAAACTATTATTTATTAACAAAAGGACAATTCCAAAACTAAAAAATATGAAAACACTATTATTCATCATGCTTATACTGATAGTAAGTCTATCGCAAGCACAAACAACATCAAGTACAGTAACAGTAGCTCAAAAGGCATTAGATGACTTTAAAACGGCTGAATTGTCGGTAAACTTCGATGCAATGACAACAACTCAACTAGCTACTTATTTAAAGACTGAAAAAAAACTAGAAGTAGCGGTTCAAAAAGAAATAAATGCAGCTAAAGTAATTGCAGAAACAGAACAAGCAAATCAGATAGCAGCACAAATAGCAGCCGATGAAGCTAGAAAACAACAGATAATAACTTATCTTAAAAATCATGGGTTTTTAGTTAATAATAGTGAAACTGATTGGTATAAGTTATACAACCGACCTATCATATTTGGTGATATGTGGGAAAATCAAGCTAAATACCAAATCAGTATTTCAACAGGAATAGATTATTTCATTAATAAAGCATACGAATTATGGAAAGAAAATCAATAATACTATTTGTTTTTTTAGCTCTTACAGTATTCTGTAAGGCTCAGGATGGCGGTTATAGAGCTAATAAGCTACAGATAACGGCAACTAATACATACTTTAGATTAGCTATTGTTGATCCATTAGGAGTCATATTGCCATTCCCCAACGGAACTACTGGTCAGGTACTAACAATGGGCACAAATACTCCAACTTGGGGAGGTTCGTCTGGTTATATTCTACCAATAGCCTCTAGCTCTGTTTTAGGTGGAGTAAAGATAGGAACTGGAATATCAATAGATGGTAGTGGTGTAATTGTACCAACGTGGGGGACTTCTCATACAACATCAGCTTATGGGGATCATTTGCATTCAGGTGTATATGATAATTATGGAAGTTGGGGGATAAGTGACGGAACAAGTAGCTACCAAGTGTATTCAAATAATTCAGTAAATCCAAACAGGGTAGAGTTTTATGGGGGAACTGCAATAAGTAGAGTTTTATCAAATGCCTTTGGCGAATATAATGTGACCTATGAACTTGATATTTTAAGTTTGACAACAAATTCAAATCCAACCTTAGGACATTTCGTACCAATTGAATCAACTAGTGGTACTACAAGTCGAATAACACTATCAGCAATTGAATGGGTAATCGGTACTACAGCTGGAACTGCTGATAGACTAATTAAGCGGGATGCTTCAGGGGACGCTTATGCTCATAACTTTATATTATCATCTGATAGGCGTGTAAAACAAGAGATTAAACCACTTAAAAAGTTAGATTGGGTAAATGGTATAAAGTTTGTTCAATTTGAGTCTAAAAACGATAGTACACATCGAAAAAGATATGGGGTAATTGCTCAAGATGTTGAAAAAATAAATCCTAATTTAGTTTACATAGATGAGAAAGGGATGAAATCAGTAGGTTATACAGATTTGATAATTGCCAAACTTGCTGCTATGGAACAAAAAATAAATGATCTTGAAACAGAGGTTAAATATTTACACAAAAAAGTTAAACGACATGAAAAGTAAAATATTTATATTTCTATTATTTATTAGTTCATATTGCTTCGGACAATCAGTACCAAATACTGATACGTTCTCACTTCAAAATGTTTATAATGCAGTAGACAATCACACGCCTGCAACAACCGAAGATTTACAAAGTTGTTTTAATAATGCGATTAGTGGTTATTTTAATGCAACCTACAATCAAGATAGCTACGCACCTGCAAATAGTATGTTGAGGTTTAGGGATTATAAACCAACTGACTGTACCACATATCCATCAACTAGCTTTACTGTGGCTATTATCAGTCCATATAATGGGATAAACACATTAACTGATTTCACTGGTAGTTTATCCGCTGCTCAAAGTGCTTGTACAATATTTAACCAATCTTATCAAAGTGGGGATGGAGCAGGACTTGTTGCATATAGAGTTGAATCATTAACTATCGGCAAGCAATTATACAGTAATGATTCTTTATGTGATTTAATTACGGTAAATGGGTATTATATACATGGTGCTCTTTGGGGGGGGCTAATAAATAATGGAGATGGGCCGACACAATTAGTTTATATTTTAAACGGAATTATTCAATCAATAACAGCTTGTCCATAAATAATTTTGTTCATTAATATATTTTATCTAATTTAGTGACGAATTGAAATATACTAGATATGGCTAATAAGATCACACCAGAAGTATTAAGAACACCGGAATGTGTTGAGTGTTTTGAAAATATTAATACTCATGCTAATTATGTTTTTGGAATGTTTGAAGTTAAATCCTCAGAATTAATGGAAAAGCAAGAAAATGAATTTACGAAGCATTTAAAAAAGCAAGATGTTAAATATGATGAGTTTTTACTTCGGGCAGAAAAAAGAGATTATTGGCGATCAGGTGCGACTTTATTAATTCTTACATTATTTGCTTCGGTTATTTCTTATAATTTTATTCAGCAAAAATCAATTGAAAATAAAATAAACGTAATAAACATTGAAAAGGCTGACAAAAAAGAAGTTCCGACAATGAACGAAATACGAATGTTAAGAGATTTAGGTGATCAATATAATAAGAGCATATTTGTAAGAAAGGAAAATGTTAATTCGGATACATCGGCTTATTTTTGGTCTAAAATTAATATCTATGGTTCAGAACTTCGTGGAGCAAAACAATATTATAAAGAAGATTATGAGAATGCAGTAAATGGGACTAATTAAATTTATAAATATGAAACTATTATTAAAGATCAAAACTTGGATTATTAAAGCATTTACGAACACTAAAAAAGAGTTAAAAATTATTATTCCGATTGCTATTGAAGTAGTCAACGGAATAAAAAAGTTCGTTGATTCTCCGACAGCTGACTTTTTAACTTCGGTTATCCCTTCAACAGTTGACGATCAGGTAAAGATATTTTTAAGGACTGTTTTGCCTTCTGTTTTAAAAGGACTTCATAAATGGGAAAGCATCATTAATATCGAAGATGAAAATATTCAATTAAAATTGATCGTTGAAGAATTAAAGACATTAACCAAATCAGAGCGCGATAACATTAAGACTCAGGCTGCATCGGAATTAGTTGTTAAACTATCAGAATTTGAAGGAAAGGTAATTGCTATCAACGAAGCTAAAATAATGACTCTAACAGCTTATAATTACCCGGAAATACTCAATGAAGCCGTTTAGTATATCCATATCAGGAATTTATAGATTTATAAAAAGGTTTAAAAAGAAAAAATATAACTTATCAGACACGATCAATGAACAAAATATCAAAATTACAGTGGGCAAAAATAGGAGTAAAAACAATTTTAAAAATTCACAAGATGAATAAATCATGGAAAACAACTTCGGCTGGGATTGCATTAATTGCAAGTGCCGTGGTAGGTGTTTATTTTGCTTATAAAGGCAATACCTTAAACGAACAAATTGTAATGGCTGCAATAGGTTCATTACTTGGTGGTATTGGCCTTTTATTCGCAAAAGACTCAGATGTAACAGGAGTACCTAAGTAAAAAACATTTTTTGGCAAAAATTAAAGGGAAGTTATTAGCTTCCCTTTTTTATTAATAAGATATAATATTAATATTCGCAAATTCGCCGAAAAGTTCGATAGCTTTTTTATTATACGCATTGGCGGCATCTACCTCATAAATAAAATATCCTAAATAAATTTGGTTGCCGTTAATTTGTATAGTAGACTTCCATTTCCCTGTTTTTTTACAATAATAAACACCTTTATATAAAGAAGTTGCTTTTACTCGTTTAGTAGCGTTCATTTGATTCTCACTATTAGTACAAGCTCTAAGATTTGATCGCTGATTATTAAGCCCGTTATTATCCACGTGATCAATAAATTTTATTCCCATTATGATATTATGCATCTTTCCTTTAGTTCGCTTGCCGTAAACATATATAGTCTTAATAGCATAAAAAACATTTCCGTTTTTATGTGCGCACCATTTAAACTGATTGAGATATTCAAAATCTTCATCATCAACTAATGCCACCTGTCCCTGAGTTAATTTAATTTCTTTCATAACTACTAATTAAAAACCCTGAAATATGGCTCTCACACACATAAATCAGGGTCTAAGGTTTTTACACCTAATATCTTATATGTCAGTGAGAGATGACTATACAAATATAGTAATTATTACAATACATTTTAATTTATTTTTACCGATAAGCTATTTTTAAAAGTATTGGTTTCATTGGCCTTTTGAGTAATTAACTGCTGGTATATACAAGTTGTAGTCAATGATAAATGCTTCGTTGACGGTCATACTGTTCATCGTATGTTTTTCCGCAATGAGGACAAATAGTTTCAGTGAGATGGTAGTAATTGTTCTTTAGGCACTGACATTTATTTGACAGTTTATCTTCAGCTACCTTAATTGCGAGAGCAAACCATGTACATTTAAAGTGTTCATTGAAGCAATTGTCAGGAGTGCATGATATTTTGCACTCAAATCTATTGCAGCACGATACTTTTTTCAGATCAACTTTATAATTTTCCATTTAATAGAAGTATAACGATAATAGCAATTACTAAAATTATTTGAGTAAATGGGTGATCCCAAATACAATAAGCATCAAATAGGAACTGTTTAAGTTTTTTCATTTTTATGAGTTTTTAAATTTTAATTATCGACTTTGAAGCACTAACCACAACTTTGTATAGCGGTCAAATCCGGTTGTATCGGTTTGCGTAGTTCAACTCTCGCATTATCTGTATATCGGTTCGACTGGATTTCTCTCCGAATCCGTCTCTGCCGCTATACATCAGCGTTATTTAATATTCAAAATTAATCTTTATCTTTGACAATAGAGCCATTAATTAATATGCTGTGTAACATGGGATCAAGAAAAATTCAAGACTTGCATTTAATATTAGGCATTGCTTATGAAAAAGCAGTCGCCAAATATTCAGAATTATATCCTGACGCTTCAAAACCGTTTTTGACTTGTACTTATCGAAGCAATGATGAACAGGAACAACTATTTAAACAAGTTCCAAAAGTTACAAACGCTCATGCCGGACAATCTCCGCATAACTATTTGCCTTCATTGGCCTTTGATATAGCTTTTTTAAAGCCTGACAAGTCATTAGATTGGTCAATTATTAACTTTAAGAACTTCGCTGATATTTTGACCTCTATTGATACTAGAATCGAATGGGGCGGTAATTTTAAAAGTATGATTGATCGACCGCATTTCCAATTGAAGGGCTGGAAAACTTACATCAAACATTAGTTATTCAAAAATAATTCGTGCCTGATCTTAAAATGCTTATCTGATTCTAAATAAGTCTTAATCTGTTTAAAACTATTCAAAACGGTTGAATGATCCCTGTCACCGAAGAACTTTCCAATATCCTCTAATCGTTCTTTGGTAAATAATCGAGCCTTATAGTGGCACATCTGCCTAGCTTCTGTTATTTCTTTCTTTCTTGACTTAGAACAAATCTGTTTAAAATGTATTCCTGTGTGCATCACTACCTGTTCTTTAATTTGCTCAAATGTATAAGACCGCTTAACATCTCCTAGCTCATCCATGATTAATAAAGACTCAACTAATATCATATCAATCTTTTCTTTATTGGTTTTATTATTTGCAATGATGTGTAGTATCTTTTCGATTCTTTCTGAATAGTTTATTTCTGTCATTTCTTTAAATTTTTAAGTATTGATTCTTTGTTAACTTTTGCCACTTTACCTCCGTTGGCAGTTTCCTGAAATACGAATGCCGTTGCTGATTCAGCACAGTCTTTTACTGCCTGATTGTACTTTTCGTATGCAAATTCTTTCATAGCATTTATGATTTCAAACCCCTCAAAAGGAAAATCATGTTCTTTGTGTAGTATTTCCACACATCTGTAATTGTCTTTTTGTTCTTCTTTTTCTGTTCTCATATTTTAAATTTTATTTGTTGAATATCCATTTGATTGATTTTAGACCGTTTAAAAATTAGTGGTTGCATATTCTCCGAACAACTCCTTTGCTTTTTTATCGTATGCCTTTGCAGCTTCAATTTCTGTTTTGAAATATCCAAGACTATATTTTTTATAATTAAACTGGACTACCGATCTCCACGTACCGTTTAAGCTATGCAAAAAAACGCCTTTATATTTTGATGATCCGTTTTTATTCTTTTCTCTATTTATTCTATTTTTAGCAATGTCACAAACTCTTAGATTTTTCTTTTGATTATCAAGTCCATTATGAAATATATGATCAACTTCTAATCCATTTGACCTTAATCCGTCAATTCCCATTATATAATTGTGCATAAGTATATTTTTATTTTTACCACATAAATATACGCGCATTCTTGCATAAATAGTCTTAGAACCTATTTTAGCTTGCCATTTGAATTGATTGACTCTTTCATAGTCTTCATCATCTACTAAAGCAACATATTTGCCTTTGTTTTTACCTTGCTTACTTAGTTGTATTTCTTTCATAATAAAAATACCCATATCAATTACAAAGGCGATCCAGTAGGCTATTAAGCACTTCAGGCAATGTAACTAATATGGGATTTTTTAATGTTTTCATAACTGAATCGCACTATAAATATACTAAAATAAATTTAACTGATTAATATTTATATGATTTATTTTAGACCTTTTCAGTCTATTTACATTACTCCAATACAACTTAGTTCTCCAAGCGTAAAAAAGAATGCCCACATGACTAGAATTATACTTGAATCCGTTATTTTGCCATTGCTTAATTATTCGAGTGGTGAAACGTTGGTAAGAGTCATAATATATGGCTTTCATTGATTTAAAAATTCTGGATTATCATGAATATTACCGATAATTTCACAATCAATATCATCTGGTTCAAGATCATAACCCTGATAATTATCGTAAATTTCAAACTTAACAACTCTTGTTCCTGCCCAATCTTTTACAACATCCCCCTCAAATATCTTAACTTCATTTTTATCTGTTAATCCTGTAAATTGTCCTATTGTTTCAGGAATTATTTGAATGTCATTAAAATTCCATTCGGCACCGTCAATGTGATGTAAGCTATTGATATTTGTAATTGAAATTCCATATTCATACTCAATTGGCAATCCATAAATCCATTTATCATTGTCAATTCGTTTTCCTCTGAATAAAATTTCTCGTTTCATAATTTTTAGTTTTAAGTTAAAATCTATCTACTTGTTTTGATTCAAATACCGACTTTTCAATAATTACCGGATAAAGTCCCATATCATTCTGATCAATCTCAAAATAAATCGGCTCAAATTCTTCGCCACGAGTATCATCTGCCATAATTATAGTTTGCTTTTTATTCTCTCTGTTCTTTTCAAACCTTATAATAGTTTCAGCTTTGTTTGTTAGTTCAGTGCCCAAATGTCCCCTTGCTTTATTATTTGAACCGTCCTTCGATGGGTTTTCATGTAACACAACCGAAATATGAATATCCTTTTCTTTTGTCCATTTCAATAACTTATCTCCAATCTTTGTTGACTCATCCAAAGAGTTGAAATCTTTGATTAAATCCCTTACTCCATCAATGATAACGTATCCTAAATTCTTAGCGTTATAGATCAAAAATTCAACTATTTTCAGCCTCATATCAGTTTCAAACTTTCTCAATGCAACGGCAATAAATAAAGGACTTTGACCATCTGCATTTGCAATATTAACTACTGAATTTACAAATCTAAATACATGATAATCTGACTGTTCAGTATCAATAAACAAAGTAACTTTACCTTTCATATTTGGAACAAATGTTTCGTAAAGACTAAAGTCATAAGCTAAAGAAGATGCGATCATTGATAACCCAAATGTTTTACGGCTCTTTGCCTGACCTTTGAATAATGAAAAATTACCATTTGTCATTATCGGAATAGTTTTGCCATCCTGTCTTATACTCATTATTGCCGGAGGTTTATTTATTCGATTATTAAAATGTATTTGCGCTGATTCTACATAACTCCACATTTTAGCGTCATCATCTTTTGTCGGTTCTATTCTTTCGCTTTCAGGCAAAAGAAATTCATTAAGAGTACTTTTTAGATTTTCAAATCCGTTCATATTTTTAGTTTGAATAATTCTATTAGTTTAATATTTTTAATCGAATAACTTTCAAAATCAGAATTAAATCCATTTTTACAAAGCCATTGAATCCTAACAATTGAATATTTAAATTGCAAGTCAATTAATAAATTCCACTTTATAGGCTGTTTAAGCTGCGATTGTACCCCAAGTATGTAAACTATAAACTCATCGTCAAGCCAATGAATTAAAGTATCTGAAAGAGCCGGAAATGAGCTATTAAAATGATCTGGTCTAAACGTTTCTTTTACTAAACTCAAAACTTGCTTAAATGCCTTTTCGTATTCAAGTTCTGTAAACAGTTCAATGGTATCTAAGTTACGTAATTCGCTGATATAATTGTGACACGTTAAAATATATTCTTTGATTGACTGATTTTTTTTATCCTGATAAAATTTAATCAGGTTCTCTGTTTCTTGAATGTATTTTTGTTCGTAGATCATTTTTGTTCACGATTTAACCATGAATTAAAAATCGAATATAAATTAACCCTTCCTTTTGTGTATGCAACATTATTTTCAAGGTCTAAAAGCATATTTCTAAGTTTTTTATTTTTTTCAATAGACTTAGTAAGTATCTTTTCAAATTGAGAATATGTTAATTGATCTTTTAAACCTAAAACTCTATTAAGTCGCTTTTCAATATCGTTACCTCCAAAAAGAAATTTAACAAATTTTATATAATCTGAATTGTTTTCTGATAATTTAATCTGATTGTCGTAAAACTCGGAATATATAAATACGTTAGTATTTATTTCTTTTTCTTCTTTATATTCTTGTTTGTTGTTAGTTGTTTGTTGATTGAATGTTAGTTGTTTGTTAGATTGCTTGTTAGTTATTGTTTTTTCTGTTTGATAATCGTCATATTTACAGATAGTTATAATACTATATTTGTTTGTTACTTGTATGTTGATTTCGTGTGTTTTTTCTAATCTCTTTAAACACGTCCTTAAAGTTTGAATACTTATTTTAGTATCATTATTAAGGCTATTTAATCCGGTTAAAATCTGACCTCTTTTAATATTTATACCTCTCCATTCACCATCTTGATGATTAGCGTTAATCAAAAGGTAAATGAATAAATGTACCATTTCTGAAATATTAAACCATTCCCAATCTGAGAATTTACGATATATTTTTATCCAACCTTCATTCATTTTACAATGTGTTAAAATTTATATCCGAAAAAATTACTTTGTTTCTAGTTTGATATAATCAATACCAGAAACACGTTCAACGGCTAATTTGCCTTCATTGATCATTTTATCAATAGTTACCCTATTTATTGAATACTTCTTTGAGTATTCGCTCTTATTCATCAAATCTTTTCGTATAGTTATTCTTTTCATACAATTTGTAAATAAATCAGTTTAAAAGTAGCCGAATGTTAGATATCCGGCTACCAATACTTTAATCACTAAAAAACTAAACTAACCAAAACATGAAAAAACCAAATTCAGAAATCGAAAGTAAAGTTAAAATAAACTTTCATATATCCCTAACTTATTATTAATTTCTTCACGCATTTTTATTCTTTCTTCTGGCGTACTTAATTCAAAACAATATTTTCGATGCTGTCTTAATTCGTTTCTAATTTCAGAAGCAATACGTTTAATTTCTATAAAATCATCTTTAGTCAATTTTAGCGGTTTTAATAGCTTTAACGACTCTATCTTCTCCATGTAGTCAATACCATAAACTTTTATTATTCCTTCTCTATATCTGATATTATCGCCACCCATAGCCGAATTAGAATGAAATGATTGAACATGGATATTGTGAAGATTTAAACAAGTAGTTCTATTTGATCCGACAGACCAGAAGTGACCGCCTGACATCTTACCATTCATTGATCCTGTTGCTATGCACGGACATCCGTAATCTATTAACCTTGCAATTTCATTAAAAATAGGCTGAATGTATTTTTGTCTATAACCATCGGAAGAAAGAAGTTCGATTGTTTTTTCTTTCTTTTCAATTATCTTTGATTTAGCAATCTGTTCTTTAGATTTAGTTATTACAAATTCAATAAAATGATCATGGCAATATTTTCTTTTTATGGTTGAGTTTGGAAATGATGCAACTTGATTATTACATCCTTCATATCTACAAAGTTTAGATTGTGTCATTGTCTGATATTTGTTTCCGGTGTAATAGTTATTTTAACCATAGTTTCCTGATATTCGTATCTAAAAGCGTATAGAGTTCTTTTAGTGCTGCAATAATACCAGAATTCCTCTAATTTCTCGGTTTCGATCAATACTGAATTGCCTTTTTCAAGTTCGGATAGGATTTCTTTCATTATATAAATCGTTCGTTAATTTGATACGTTTTGACTTTATTTCTTAATTCTTGTTTTAGTAGTCCTCTAAATGTTTGAATAATATCATTTTCAATGTTAAAAATTAAACATCTATCAAGATAGTTATAAAATAATTCAAATAATTCACCTAGCATTTCATCTACTTTTTTTCGGTCAAAAATTGAATATATTTTATTCAGCACATCAGGAATTAGGCTATCAATTATTCGTCTATTTCCTGTTTGGTAATATGCAATCAGATTTCTGCATTTAGTCCGCTTAATAGCTTCATGTGGCGTTAATCTTTGGTGTTCTCGTGTCCACACCCATCTCAAATTTTGTGGTCGTGTATCAAACACATTTGATGAGTTGAAAAATATTTTGTTTCCGTTATTTGGATTTGGAACCAAATATTTAGCGACAATTTGATGATAAATATAATTTTTACCTTTTATTTTCAATTCGCAATATCCACGTCGTCCGATCCTTTTTTCAACTTCTTTCAATCCTTTGCCTGTTTGTCGGTAAATAGTTCCATTTTTATCAAGCAAATAAGTATATCTTCCTTTATCAATTACGATTAAATTATCAGGAATTTTTATATTTGATTTCATAATCCTTTTTTATAAAACTGTAAATTTCTTTTTCTGGTTGAGTAAAAAATATTTGACCAAATAATCCTGTTTCATTTTTGAAATAACCAATATGGTTACTTTCCCATTCAAGTAAAAAATGTCTCCTCCCTTCGTTGTCAGGACCATTGTCTCTAAAAGTTACATATAAAATCTTTTCCATAATTTTAAAAGCAGCATTCCACTGCTTTGCCGTCTTTCCGGTTGTCAATCTTTCTTGCGTAGTCTCCAAGGCTTTAGCGATTGCGGGTAATAATTACCAGAACAATAGCAAAATGCTTATTGGTTAATACTAATTAATTCAATCAGAACGCAGTGTGTTTAGCCTGGCACAGAACAGTTATATAATTTTTTTATAGTTTGAAAATAGCGAATCCCCAGATAATTAGTGATTTCAAGGCGAATTGAATTTGCAATTATCTGAGGATTTTTAAAGAGTGTTAGAATAATATCGGATTAATTTTACTTATTTCAGTTTTGGCATAACCTAACTGTTTGATCTCAGACTTTTTGAGTTTATTTTCTTCAATCCATTTAGTTGCTTCAATATGAAAGTCTTTTTTAATCTCGAATCCATGTGCTTTTCTTCCTAAGTTTTCAGCAGCCACCAAAGTAGAACCACTTCCGGCAACAGGATCAATAACTACATCGCCTTCATCGGTAAAAATTGAAATAATAGTTTCAAGTAATTTAACAGGCTTTTGCGTTGGGTGTATCTTTTCGCTTTCATTATCTCTAGGCCAATCAATACAATTAAAAATCATTTTGCCATTATTCCTAAATTTTGGCAATTTGTCACGGTATAAAACTAAACCGTATTCGCAATTACCTACTATCTTCATATTTGCTTTCAATACCTGGGCCGAGAAGTTTTTACGAAAAACCAAATTGATATAATTGTTCAATCCGTATTTTTTAGCAAGTTCAATAAAATACATCTGTTGATCGAAGGCGCAAAAAAGAACCATACACGGCGCATCGCCTTTTTGCCTTGCTTCGCCTTCAACTTTACTCGCTTTCTTTTCAGGTTTAAGCATTGTACTACAAAAGTGCATAAATTCAGCAGGGCGAAAATCGGTATCGGTATCAAAGAAACTTTTTCCGGCAAGTTCGCTTTCTCCGTTTGTATTGTCACCGTCTTTATACCAAGCAGGATTTGAAGCATAAGCGTTATTCCCTAAATTATATGGAACATCAGCAATGATTAATTGTGCTTTTGGTAGTTGATATGATTTGAAATTCTGGAAGTGATCTCGTATTAACATTCTGATTTGGTTTTTATTTTAGTGACTAATCTTTTCTACATTCGTTAAATAGCATTTTCTTTTCTTTCTCAGCTTGTAAATCTATGCCATAGTGAATAGCTATTGAGTCACAAACTATTGAAATATCAGCAAGTTCTGAGGCGTCAAATATTGAAGTTCCAACTTTTGTGCTATCAGATAGTTCTATTGCTTCTTCTGCAATTTTGCCGATAAAATCAAATATGTTTGTTTTATCGTTGATCTTTCCACGTCTTACCGCACTGTTATAATTTCTCAGTGACACTTCTTCCAGTGTCAATCTATCGGTAACCGTTTCAGGATCGAAATAGATTTCCACAACCATAAAGTCGTTTGATTCAGGCGATATAGCCAGAAGGTTTACTTCCTCGATTCCGGCAATGTTTTGGATTGATTTGATTAATGTTGATTTTGCGCTCATAGTTTTATATTTTTTCAATTTCAAGGCCTTTATAATAAAACCTTCCCTCATCAAACCACTTATCAAGTGCAATTAATGGTTTGTCGTCGTTTATCCAACATCTTTTAACTGTATAGATTTTGTCATTAAATTTAAACTTATCATTTTTCTTTAGGTCTTTAATTGTTTTCATTTCTTTTAGTTTTAAAGTGTTCTCAAAAGTATATTTTAGTAGTGACTTAATAGAATGTTTTCGTATGCTGTAAAACATCAATAATCTAATTTATTTAGCCAATAATCAAACTGATTAGGGAAATTGATACTTATACCACGTTCTGCAAAAAAACGTGTTAAAATGTCTAAAATAGTGTTTATTTGAGTCGTGTTAAGTTTAGTCGTAGATTCAAATTCAAACAATGTTTTTTGAATTGGTTTCCATGTCATTTCCTTAAACAGAGTTGGAGTCCACGGTATTTCAATTTCTTTCAATTTTAATCCGGTATATTTATATTCTATTCCGGCATCATTTAAAGAGTTTGAACACCAAGTAAAAAACAAATGAAGTGCCGAATTTTGCTTATTTGATCGAGTCATTTTTATTTGAGGCATTTCAATAATTGCACTAATTGATTTATAATAGTGCAATTGATCTAAGGCTTTGATATAGCCTGTATCAGTTCCGGTATTATATCTTTCGTTCATAAAACAAATGTTCTATTTTACGAAACCTGATAAAGTCTAAAAACTGAGTTAAAAGCAACTCAATGTCGTTTTGCATCCCTGAATACTCAATACAATGAATCGGATCGTGTTTGACCAAAGTAAGACCTGAAACATCATAACCGTTTTTCTCTTTCTGATATCCTTTAAACTCAAAAATATCAAAATAAAATTCAGGAAGTTCAAAAATATCGCAATACAATTTCCATTGAACGGAATCTGTATAATCTGAGATACTTTTCAAATATGAATACTTGGTTTTAATATCCCTGATTTGGTTACCTAAAACAACGTCAGCACCTCCAGAAACGTTTATTTCTGTTCCATTTATCGAATATACTTTATTCGCTCTAATCTCATGAAAACAGCCTGAAATTGACTTCTTATACTCTAATGCAGTATTTATCTGTGATTGATTAAATTTTATCTTAAAATCATCAATTTTAATAAATCCAGCCAAATCGCATACGTCACCACATTCTACAATTTTATGAAATGCCGTTCCAATTCGGGTATATTCATTGCCAGTAAACTTTCCGGTCAATGTTTCCATTAAACTTTCTTCGCTGTCGTATTCAGACGTTTCGCAAATGAAACGCCTGAATTTCTCTAATTGAGTGACACGTATATTTATATTCATTTTATTTTGTTTTTAAATTGTGATGGATGAATTTTCCCTAATGTTTTATATGAGTGTAATTCGTTCTCTGAATAAGTACACCATTCGAGATTTTCAACTCTATTATCAGTTTTAATGCCGTTAACATGGTTTACACATGGTTTATTCTCAGGATTTGGAATAAATGTTAATGCTATAATCCGATGAGATAAAAAAGTTTTACATAAATTATATTTACTAACCTTAAAATGCAAATATCCTCTGCATCTACATTGTCTCATTATTCGCTCTTTCTTAACACTTTTACCTTGCCTTTGATTTACTATTGTTTGAAGCCGTTTTATGTTTCCATAATTACTAGCTTGATAAAATCCTTCATAACAAGGAATGTCTTTCCAAATTTCATTTTCCATGATTACCAGTTTATTTTTGAAGTCCAGAACAAAAAGGAATTGGAAGGGAGTTCTGGTTTCCCTTGTCAATCGGTAGCTACTCCGACCTATCCAATCCTAAAGATATAAAATTATTTGTTAAGATTCAGCATATTCAAAAGTATTTGTAACTTTATTAAATGATAAATTAACCTCTTTCAGTTTGGCTAAGAACGAATTCCTGAATCCAATCTTTAAATCCTTTGGAAGTTTGCCAATTTCATCGGAACAGTTTTGAGCGTCATCCGGTGTATTGATCGAAGCAATTAACTGATTGACGTTTTCAATCTGCTCCATCGCTTCCTTTTGGTCGTTACTCATTGCCTGAATTGAGTTTTTAACTGAGTCAATAATTTCAGCCATAAACGTTTTAAACTTCGGATTTGTTTCGTCTGGAATTTCCATAATTGGCAACCGTGCTACGTTCTTACCGATTGTCTTATCGGTCGGGTCAAAGTTGATAGTCCGCTTATTATTTGCCATGTAAACATACCCAACTTGATCGGCAATGCGCAATAACAAGTCTTTTGAGCCTCCGGTTACATCAGGACTGAACTTTGTATTGTCTCCGTCTTTTTCCTCTTTGGCATGAGCGATAACAACAATATCAATCTGTTCGTTTCTTCTCCGATTAATGAATAGCTTAAATTCGTCACCTATTGCACCGTAAGCCTTTAGCTTGTTAGTTTTCAGCTTGTAGTCCTGTTCAGCAACGTAAGTCATCAAAAAGTCATCTAAAACTGATTTAGCGGTATCAATGCCTAAAGTAGAATAGTTTTTGATTTCTGATTCATCAGCCAATACATCATTCCATTTTGAAGCAATGATAGTATCCTGACGATTGATAGAACGATCTGCTCCACGATCACAATCTAAAAGGATAGGATTTGCAGCGGTATTGAATAAACTTGTTTTACCTACTCCGGGTTGACCGTATAACAGAATAATAACCGGACGTTTAGGGAATGAATCTGATTTTTTAATAATTGCCATAGTTTTAGTTTTTAGAATTATTTTTATTTGCATCGTATGATTCGCAATCTTTACAAACTCAGTATTCGTTAAGTACGGCAAGATTACCGCACTTAACACATAGTTTTTTTGGTTTAGATTTCATAGTATTTGTGAATTAACTCGTAAATTTTATCTGTATTGACTTTAATTTCTTCACCGTCATAAAAGAAAGTAATAGAGAATTTAACAACTGAACGATAACTAATTTCAGTCTGATGATTTTCGTCAAAATCTAGCATCTCTGTATAAAGTTCTAAAACTGATTCAAACTGAAAATTATCAACATTGGTAAAATCTTGAACTTCTGAAAGTTCTTCTTCAATAGTTTGTTTTGTATCTTCGGTATTAAACTTTGAAGTCAAATAATTAACTACTTCGCTGATTTCAATTTCTGATAATTCGATTGCTGTGATTTTCATGATATGGGTTTTTAGATGATTAATTCACACCTCAAAAATACTAAATATAGGTATGCAAATATCAATTTGAAGTGTGTTATAAAACACATAATTCAACTTTATTTCATCATTATTCATAACACTTTCTTTCCGTGATCTTTTACCATCCAGTTGATAGACTTTTTTGATTACCTTTATTAGTCTAACCTACATCACATTCAAAAACCGCATCGTGCGACGGCTTATTCTTTTACTTGACTACTAAAAAATTATCACGTCGGATGTTACAAGTGTACAGCATTGCACCCACTTTAGCCAAATAAGTATATTTTGAGGAAGTTCCGGTCTTTTGTCTGAATAAGGAGTCAGTTTGTGGAGTAAGACTTCGAGCATAACCACGCAATAAAGCAAGAAAAGCACCCCTAAATAAATAGAGATGCTAAATCTTTGGTCTGCGACAACCTGACCGCCACGTTTGACGGATATCTTTTGATATGAATCTACTATGATTTTTCCAAATTGTCGCATAGACAAAAGTACAAAACACTTTTGATATATGCAACAATTATTTTAAACGGATTCAATCTGACTTTTTGCCCATGTTTTAAACGCTTCAAATTTTGCATTGATCACATTAGCGGCTGCAATTGCATTTGAATCTTTAAGTTCAGGAATCGAGATAACAATCGAATCAACCATCTTTGTTAGCTTTTCTTTGTCTGGTGCTTTGGCTGCTTTCTTTTCAGCTGCGATACGTCCAGATTCCAACTGTTCGGCTAATTCTTTTGCTTTGCGTTCAGCGGCTTGTTTTGCCTTTAATTCGTCTTCTAAACGTTTGCGTTCAGCTTCTGCCTTTTCCCTTTCAATCTTTGCCTTTGCTTCAATTTCGGCTAAAATTGAATCCTGCTTTTCTTTTTCAATACGTGCCTTTTCATCAGCATCGGCCTTTTGTTTAGCCAATAAATCAGCCTGACGTTTGCGTTCAGCTTCGATTTCTTTTTCCTTTGCAATTGCTTCTGCTTTTAGCCTTTCATTTTCCTGTCTGATTTTCTCATCTTCAATGGCCTTTAAACGTGCATTTTCTTTCTCAACTTCAATAAGTCTAAGTCTTTCGGCTTCGGCTTCCTGTTCTGCCTTAATTTTAGCCTCATTAGCAACCTTTAACCCTACGAGGTAAGTATTGAAAGTGTCTTCGCTCATTGAGGCTAAATTAGACGCTGGAAACTCAGTATATTTCAATGCTTCAGTTTTACGGTCTGATTCAAGTTTTGCAATTCTTTCGGCTTCAATTCGCTCAAAATGCTTTTCGATTTCAGAGAGCTTTTCTTCCATCTGTTCAATAGGCAATGTTTCTTTGTTTTTCCAAGCATCAACGAAACGTCCGGCCGACAAAAAGAAAGCCTTTTGCGTTTTGTGAATATCGGCGATTCCGGTACGTGTTTTAACCAACTTTTTACGAAGGTCTCCGGCTTCATTGCAAAGTTCTTTCGTTAATTCTTTTGTGATTAATTGCTCATAAATTTGAGCATATCCATCACGTTCAGCTATTTTAGGCATAAAAGCCTGTTCAATTGTTGCTACTTGAATTTCTTCTAATCCGAATTCTTTAGGATCAACTTTTTGTAGTTCCATGTTTTAGTTTTTATTTGATTAATACTGAAACAAAAATAGCCATACTTAGCGAATAAATACAGCTATTTGATGTGTTATATAACAGTTGTAAAGAATTACTTTACTACTGGTTTAAAATATTTGCGCTCAACAATAACTCTATTTCCTTTGTCATTTATCATCCAACACATATTTATATTTAGGTAATTTGTTAATTTTATATAATTATGCCCTTTTCTGAAATTATAATAAGAAGAAGTCAAACATTCATACCATTCACTTTCTACCTGTTTAACTGGATTGCTATGTTTCTGGTGCAATGCTCTTTCTTTCCAATAATCACGATTAGATTTTAAATCATTAATTTCATCAATCAATAACCCATTATGCTCATCCTGTTTGGCATTTTCAGCATATAATTTTACTAAATCAGAATTAAGATGTTTATTTTCATTTCGTAGTTCTGTAATCTCAGCTACAGCATCTTCAAAGTACTTTTTAACGTCAACGATTTGACATTATTGCAACTTGATTTGATCTTCGTAATCTTGCATTGTCTGAGCCGACATAGTAGTATGAAACTGATACGTTTTTAGCTTCTTTTTAGCCTGTTTAAGACGCAAAAAGTAAATGAGTGATAAGATTACAAAGAACAGGATTAAAACTACGTCAATAAGCGTGTAAGCATTCATTAAGTCTTTCATGTGATTAGTTTTTAGATTGTTTTTTAACTCGGTTTGAAATTAAATAAAGTGTGAACAATGCAATAGCATAGCAAATAAAGATCGTCTGAGAAGATAAGCTATCAAGGTATATAAACAATTCTTTTAGCTGAAATACAATTAATTCGTATAAATGTTTCATCGTAGTATGTTTTTAATTCCGATTACAGTTTTAATAATTACCAATACCGAAGCAAAAGCAACGATCAGATAGAATAGCGTTGTTGAATCGAAACTAATTGCTTTTGAAACTGAATTAATAATAGATTCAGAGTAAGGTATGAACAAAACGATTGCACAAAATCCGATTAAGGCAATCCAATACTTTAGCGATAATTTAGTGTTTAGTTTCATGTTAGTATTTATTATTTTTGTTGTTTAGCATTAACTTCTTTTGGTTCTCTTTTTGTTTGCGTAGTTCGATTTCGTTTCGTTCGCCAGGTTCTCCTATTTTTTGATTCCAGTTTTGATTCGGGATAAATGCCGGAATCTTATTTTTTCGCTTTTTCATTGAGTTCTATCCATTTAATAAATAATTCATTTACGCTATATTCTGAATCTGAATATATTTCATATATATAATCAGCAAATGATAACATTTGTTCTTGTGTATACATTCCATTCTGCCAATATTCTTTAGATGACTCTGATTTTGCACCATCAATAAATTCGTTATATTTTTCAATTTTCTGTCTTTGATAGTACGATTCTTCTTCAAAATCAAAACTTTCTTTTAGACAATTTCTGATTCGTGCAGATTCTTTGATTTGTTTTTCTAATTGTTCTTTATTTTTCATCAAGTTTAGTATTAATGTAATTAACTATTTTTTCGTAATTGTCAGTTTGCATCTGACCGTGTCCGTTTACATATCTACTTATAGTATTAACGGCAATGTCAGTGTCTTTAGATATTTTATTTTGGCTTATTTTGGCAGTTCTAGCCTGTTCTAGCTTCTCAATAAAGAGGGTTAATAATGATAGTTTTTCGTTCATGTGCTTAATATAAATGGTTTATTACTTCTTGATAAACGTAATCATGATCTTCGTTAATTTCATTTAGTTGATCTTCGGTCATTGGCTTTCCATTATAGTCAGCACTAAAAATAAAGGCATTGCAAAAATCTGGATAATCGTTGGTATCAATTCCATCAAGTACTACATTATCAATTTTTGAATAATTCATCTTTTTTGTTGCTTTCTTAAATTCTGGACAATCTTCTAAATTACAATAGTCATGTCCGCATGATTTTCTATATTTGCATTTCATTTTATTTCCCCGTAGCCAGATAGGACAGCTTTAAATGGTTAGTTAAATGTTAAATGATATTTTTATTGAATTGTTATCTACTTTTTGAATTGTTACGTTTCCCTCGTCCCCAACTGTTTTTAATACATTTTCGTATTTAGCGACAAAACTTTTACCAAATTTATTAAGATCTTGTTCTTTAAGTTCAGGAATAAAAGAAGCGTTTAATCCTTTTACTGAATATCTTTTCAGTTGAAATAATTCATCTACATAAGGAGCTTCAAATAAAGATACATACTCTGATTTATAACCTGAAAATACATATTCGCCAGAAACACGATTCATAATGATCAAATCGCTTATTGTATAGTCTTTACGACCATTCAATTTAGTTACAATAGAGTTAATCATAGCTGAACGCATTTTGCTTAATTTAGCAGCATTTTTGCGTAATTCGTCTAAATAAATAACGTATGAATCAAACTCATCGTTACGTTCGCCAATATATCCTTTACCTTCACATTTGTAGCATACACCACCATCATGATCAGTCCAATCTAATTTACCTTTACCTGAGCAACGTGGACAAAATTCGAAGTTTGTAGGAGCGTTCATGATGTTTTGTTTTAGTGATTAATTTATACACCAAAGATAACTATATTTAGTAATACAATCCAAATATTTAGTCAGGTATTTTTTATGCTTTAGAACATACTTATTTGTTTTGACGGTGTGACTATATATAGTACCTTTGGGAATATAAAAACACTAAAAACTAAAGACATGATCACAGCTTCTCAAATAACAAAAGAATTAAAGAAATCAGGATTTAATAAAGCATCGTTTAGCCGTGTTGATTTTCAGAATATACCTACCGGAAGTTTTGAAACAAAACAAATGAATAAATTTGGGTTAAGTTGCGTTATTGTTATTCCTAAAAATGGTTCAAAAGCTGAACAGTTTCAATCAGCATTAAAAAACTATAATACAGAAGTTAAAAACGGTTATCTAATTATTAAATAATATGGCATGGTGTGAAGATTGTGGAACAAAGCTATCAGGTGGTATTTGTCCAAATTGCTCAGAAGAACTATTTATTTATACAGAACAGTATGAATATTTACCAGATGATTTATCTGATAAATTCTTGTCTGACGTTGCAAGGCAATCTATTTTAGAATCAAGGCGTAATACTAAATAATATGGCAAATTTAACTAACCTTGAAGTACTTAGAATTGTAAAAGAAGCAATTAAGTATAAAGAAGAAATGGCAGAAATTGGAAGAGGTTGTAATTTATTGGCCTTTGTTGTAAGTCATCCGCTTTTAAGGAATGAACCTGATATTTGTTATTGTGATAATCCAAATAGAGAACAGGAAAAAGAAGCTGGATTTAAAGTTTGTTCTTATTGTAGAAAACCATTTGAAAAACCGTGTGATCATTATTTTCCTACAAATAGGAAAGGTGTTGTTCAACCTTGCGAGTTTTGTGGACAAATAAAAAACCGGATAGCCTAAGTAAACTATCCGGTAAACTAAACTAAACCTTGAAACAAAAAGAAGTGAAACAAATATAGTGTTTTGCTTTGAAATAATACTATAATTGAGTATATTTATAATCACTAAAAATTGAAACTATGACACCAAAAGAAAAAGCTAAGGAATTATTTAATAAATATTGGATTATTCTTAAATCAAATCCATTTAAAGCAAAAGAACAATCAGTAAAATGTGCTTTGATTACAATTGATGAAATTATAAAAGAATTAATTGAAGTAGAATTTAATTATGACTTAAATTTAGGTTCTGATTTATTACCTTATTGGAATGATGTAAAATCTGAAATTGAAAAGCTATGAACCAACTATCTAAACTACAATCTAAGTTCAGCGAAGAGATAAAACGTTACGGAATAACAGAAGTAACTGTAATAAGCGGAATAGTTGAAATTCGGTCTTTAGAGCGTATTCCGTGGGAGTTATTTGAATCAATTAAATGTGAGCTGCTATGAAATCAAAAATTAGAAGCATTTTAATATTTATCTGCTCGGTCTATTTAGGCTATTTATTTGGCTCATATATCACTTATCAGAACGAATTAAGGCAATTAACTAAAGACAAGTTAAGACTTGAAATACAGCTATTAAAAATAGAAATTGAACTAAACGAAATTAACCTACAAAAAGAATATTGATATGGAAGCAAAAGAAAAAGCTCAGGAACTGTTTAAAAAATATTATTGCATTGACAATAGTTCAAAAACAAAAATTAAAGTTATTGAATTTGAAACTGCCAAACGGTGCGCTTTAATTGCAGTTGATGAAATAATAAAGTTATTGCCAAATATAAATTTAACACCTCCAAATAATAGAGAAGAAGATAACCATTATTCACAATATTGGGTATCCGTTAAAAACGAACTTGAAAAACTATAAACTATGTCAGTAAACAAATTCATCGGAATTGGCAGGATTGGAAAAGAACCCGAAGTAAGGCAAGTAAACAACGACTTTAAAGTAGTTAACTTCTCAATCGCTTGTTCTGAAAAATGGAACGATAAGCAGACCGGAGAGCCGAAAGAAGCAACTGAGTGGATTAATGTACAAGCAAGTAATAAACTCGCTGAAATCATTGAAAAATACGTTAAAAAAGGCGATCTGATTTACATCGAAGGAAAGTTTAAAACCAGAGATTGGGAGAAAGACGGAGTAAAACACTATGCCTCATATATTCAGGTTGAAAAGATTGAAATGTTAGGAAATAAGCCAACTAACCAGACAAGCGAAGAATTGCCAACATATGAAAGTAAAGCTAATTTACCGCCTACTGAATATGCTACACAATCACAATTACCAGAAGATCCAGAAAATGATCTTCCGTTCTGATGTACATAATATTTAAAGTCATGGATAGAAAGCAATGGTTTATCTCACGAATAGGTAAAAGAGTATTTAATACTTCATTTTGCGACTGCATAATCTGCCAATCGTTTTATGAATCTGGTACGATCATTCACGATGAATTTGAAGCAATAGCAACTTACGGCTTTGAATCTGATTTACAGGCCGAAGGAACTAAGCTAAAATACTTCGATACTAAAGAAGAAAGAACAGCATACGAGATTGAAAATGGAATTAAAAAGTAAAAGCATGAAAATACTTTCAAAAGATGTTTTCTAACACATGAATTTATTTGAATCATATAGGGTATTCGATGTATCTTTGGTGTATAAATAATCACAAAAACTAAAGATCATGAAAACCGTAAATTCACAATTATTAGATTTTGCTACAAACAGTAAGTTTAAAACTACAAAAAGTAATACATATACATTTTTTAATATAAACGAATCAAAACAGATTAGAATTTATAGAAATAATAAAACCGCTGCAAATTCAATAAAATATCAAGTTACATTACATACAATAAGCAGTGATAACATTACATATAACGACTATGAATTAAACCGTCCTGCATTCACATTAAAAGAAGCTAAATTAATTGCAGCAGAATATTATTTCAAATTTAATTGACAATTTACAAGCCTTATCATTAATCTGATAGGGCTTTGTTATTTCAATTATAATAGTTAATTTTAAACCGAAATAAGAACACTATTCAGCTTAAATTAAAAGACATGAAAAACAAAAAACAAAACAAAAAAAATGTTGTAAATAATCCTATTCAATTAGAGCCAGTTTTAGCAAAAATAGAACACATAAACGATTTAGGAAAATCTAATTGGTATGAAGTAGTTTATTTTGATGGAAAATGGAACTCTTATGCTGGCAGTAAAACATTTGATGATGGAGAAAAAGTTATCAGTTGGAAGTATTGCAAGGATTGTATTAATTAGTTTAAAAGTTAAAAGAAATGGCAGCTAATAAGACGGAAGAAGAAAAAGAAAAGCTATTCAATGAAATTATAAATGATATTTCAGAAAACGGAAGTTCTTTATATTCAGCGTTAAAGAATAGGCTATCTTCTGCTACTTTTTACGAATTTATGGATAAAAATGAAATTCGGCTAAAAAGATACGCGAGAGCAACTGAGCTTAGAGCAGAGCGAATGGCAGAGGATATATTAAACATTGCTGATTGTGTTGGCGATGACTTAATAACATTACCAGATGGCAGAGAAGTAGTAAATAATCATGTAATAAGTAGAGATAGATTGAGAGTAGATTCTCGTAAGTGGTTAGCTGCAAAACTATATCCTAAAAAATATGGTGAAAAGGTTGATTTGTCAAGTTCAGACGGTTCAATGACTCCGAAAGTATTAGATTTAGCTCAACTGTCAACCGAAGAACTACTATTGAGGGCGAATGCTACTAACAAATTGAAAGAAAAATAGAAGTGTTAAATAGAAAACTAACTTTGATTATCAATTAGTTAATCTCGTTTATTCAGTACTAAAACAAAACTAAAAATATTATGGAATGGATTAACATTAAAGATCAATTGCCAAAAATAGGACAAAAAGTAATTACATTTAGGCCATTGGCAGAAGAATCAGGCGATGAAAAAATAACAATTCAAAATTATGTTGGTGGTAAAAATACATCTCCACAAGGAATAGAACACGGTTTTGATAGGTGGTGTCATCCTACGCATTGGATGCCTTTAATTGATGAACCGAAATGACTTCTCACGAATTTGACATTTATATAGAGCTTTACAAGCGTAAAGAATACAAGCATATTCCTATCGGTATCTATCCTGATGGGAATTACTTTTATATGACGTCAAAACAGATTCGTGCCTTAGAGTTGTTGAATGATGAAATTACTACTGACGTCGGATATGGTGGATCAGCTCGCAGCGGAAAGTCAATAATTGAATGTACTGCTATAATTTTTGATTGTTTCGCATATCCTGACATTGCATGGGGATTAGCACGTAAAGAACTATCAACGCTTAAAAGAACTGTATTACTTACTTTATTTAAACAGTTTGAGTTTTACGGAATAGTTGACCTGAAACAAAACAAAACGGCTAAAAATACTTATAACTACAATCAGGAGCTAAATAAAATATCATTAGGCAATAAGTCAGATATTTTTTTGATTGATACAGCTTATAAGCCTAGCGATCCGTTAAATACCAGATTTGGAGGTTTTGAGTTAACCAGATCAGCAATAGACGAAAGTAATGAAACTGAACTATCAGTAGTTTATAAGTTATTTGAGCGTACGGGATGGAGAAACAACGATAAATATAATCTAAAAAGAAAACAGTTTGAATGTTTCAATCCGGCTAAGAACCATGTTTATAATCGTTACTACGTACCTTTTAAAGAAGGAACAGAAGACGAGCATAAAAAGTTTATACCGTCACTTCCGGCTGATAAT